CGTTCAATTGGAACTCGCGAGACGAGACTTGAGTGAGTATTTCGAACTAGCGCGCGGTTTCAGACCCGCGCCACACCAGCGACTCATTCTCGACACCCTGAAGGACTTCCTGAACACCTGCTGGAGTACGCCACCTGGGGAGCATTCGAAACTGAGGGTGTTGAACATCAATCTTCCTCCTGGCGCTGGCAAGAGCAGCATCATTAGTGCCACGCTGCCCGCTTGGGTGCTTGGCAAACGCCCGTTTGAGCGTATTGGCATCATTAGTGCTCAGGGGACGTTGTCTGGGTTGTTCGAGAACACGATTAAGGCGGACATTGAATCTGGTGAGGTGTTCAAGCATTGTTTCCCGCAGGGGGAGGCGCGCCCGGACAAAAGTCGTGGTTGGGCTAAGGGCACGTTGTACTTGAGGGGGTTGCCGCGTGCTGAAGCTACGCCGTCATTGGTGGCGGCGGGCTTGTTCGGTAGTGTGCTGGGTCGTCGTTTCACGATGCTGATTCTGGATGATCCTCAGGACCAAATGACCACGAGAACAGCGGATCAGCGGCAAATGAGTTGGAACTTCCTGGATGCGACAGTGTTGTCGCGCGTCATTCCTGGCAGTCCCGTCATTTGCGTTCAGCAGCGCTGGCATGAGGATGACGTGAGTGGCCGGTTGCAGCGGTTGTACGGCGCTGAGGTTGTGAAGGTGCGCGCCATCACGGATGACAACGACAGTTACTGGCCTCAAATGTACTCTCGGGATTACCTTGAGCAACGCCGCCTCGCTGAACCGCACATGTTCCAAGCGAACTACCAGCAGGAACCCGGCATTGGTGATGGTGACATCTTCAAGCGTGACTGGTTCCGGTATTACGACATTGGTAGTGATGGCGCGATGGTCGTGAGTGACTCGTACCGGTTCAGCGCGGAGCGCGGTTGGCGGTACCAGAGTTTCGATACGGCCTTCAAGAAGGGTGATGAGAACGACTACACTGCGTTCGTGGAAGGTGTCGTGAATCCGGAGAACAATGACGTGTTCATCACGGACTTCTGGTGGGAACGCCTTGAGTTTCCGGATTTGGTGACGAGCGTGAAGAAAGCGTTCGCTGCTAGGAATCCGCGCACGGTGTTGGTGGAGGATAAGGCTTCGGGCACGAGTCTTGTGCAGGTGCTTCAGAAGCAGACGGGCATTCCGTTGATTCCCGTGCGGGTGGAAACGGATAAAGTGAATCGGGCGAGAGGAACGACCGGTTACCTTGAGGCTGGGAAGGTGTTCTTCCCTAAGAATCATCCTCGGGTAGCTGAATTCGAATCATTCCTTACGGGCTTCCCGTTCCTGACGCATGACGACCCGGTGGACGCATTCTCTCAGTTGATGAGTTACATCATCACCGCAGGTGGTCAAATTGATTACGGCATTGCCTGAAGGGGGACTTTGAATGGGAACCGGGAAGATTGGTCGGGTTTACCCGATGCCCGAGGAACTGAAGGCGCGAGCGTACCCGGAGGAACTGAAGGCGGGGCGGCAGCCACTCATTCAACGGTGGAGCATGGGGCAACCCGTGTGGAGCGACTGGCGCACTGAGAAAGGCGTCCAGTACGGACTAAAATCAAGCGCTGTCGTTTACTCATGCATTCGGAAGTTAAGCACAGCGGCAGCTAGCGTCCCGTGGCGCGTAGAACGGTACCAAAAGGGTCAATGGGAGCCGGTGCCGAACCATCCCATCGAAATGCTGCTATCGCACCCGAACCCATTCATGTCCAGGCAGGATTTGATTGAGCGCCTCACGCAGCACCTGAACCTAGGTGGCAACGGCGTGTGGCACATGGTCATGCGGGACGGCATGCCAGTCGAACTGTGGCCCCTCATGCCAGACCGCGTGCGGCCCGTACCCGCGCCAAGGAAGTACATCAGTCACTACGAGTACGACCTCGGTGACGGTGTCGGCGTGAAGAAACTGAAAGGGAACGAAATTATTCACTTCCAGTTCGCGGACCCCGCTAACCCGTACTGGGGCATGAGTCCCCTCCAAGCGGTAGCGCGCGTTGTTGATACCGACGTGGAAGCCGTCACGTGGAACAAAGTGAGTCTCCAGAATCGCGCTGTGCCCGATGGCGTATTCATGATTAATGCGCCGAACGCCACGCATCAACAGTGGGTAGAAGCACGCGATCAAGTTCGCCGCCGCTACCTTGAGAAGGGCCGCGAACCCTGGGTGCTGTTCAACGTCGATTACAAGCAAATGAGCCTGTCGCCTGTGGAGATGGACTTCCTGAACTCCCGCAAGTACAGTCGTGAAGAAATCGCGGGTGTGTTCGGGGTGCTGCCCATCCTCATTGGCGCGATGGACGGCACCACGTACAACAACATTCACGTTGCGAAACGCATCTTCTGGGAAGACACCATCATTCCGTACTTGGATGACATTCGCGACAGCTTGCGCTTGACGCTTCTGCCGTACTTCGATCCCACCGCGAACGACAATAGCGTTCCGGATGAGTTCCGCATTCAGTACGACTTGAGTAACATCGCTGCCCTTCAGGACAATTACGCGAAGAAAGTGAAGAACGCGAAGCTTCTGTTCGACATGGGCATTCACATGCGGCAAATCAACCAGCGGTTGGAACTCGGCTTCCTCGATAGTGACATTCCGGAGGAAGCAGTGCGCACAACCGAAAGCGTCAACAGCGTCAGTGACTCGGACCCGCTCGCGGAAGATCACGACCCGAAGGGTGTCGCGCTGGAAATGATTCAGAAGCGGTTGAGTCCCGGCATCATGTTTTCCGCGCGGAAAGCTGCGGATGAACTGAATGCCGGGAAGCCCGTGGAGGGTGTGGAAACGATTCTCGCGCTGCAAGAGTCCCTGAGGGGTGAATTGGATACGGTTCACATGTTCCTGGCGGGCGCTCTTGATTCGAAGGCGATGGTGGATACGCGTCAGCAGGCGGTATTGTTCACGGAGGCGCTCGCGTTGAAAATGGCTTCGTTGCAGGGTGAGGCTTTAACTCAGTTCACAAAAGACGCTATTGTGTCCGTAGTACGTAACTTCGCGGGCATGCAAGTGAAGTTACACATGGAGGGGGAATGAACAAGTTCGGGGTAAGCACACTAGATGGCCCTAGCGTCATTAAGGACATTGACGCTAAGAAGGGCATCGTCGTGAGCTACCCGAGCACGTTCGATGTTCTCGATGGCGGACGTGAGCGGGTTAAGCGCGGCGCATTCAACCGCACCATCAATTCCTGGGGTCCCGGCGGTAAGAAACGAACGAAGGTGCTGTTCAATCATGAACCGTGGAGCATCATCGGTCGCCCCGTCGTTCTTCGCGAAGATGATTACGGTCTTTACGCGGAAAGCCAAATTGTTCCCACGAGGCTCGGCGCGGATGTTCTGATGCTCATTGAGAACGAAGTGATTACCGAGCAGAGCATCGGTTTCACACCCGTTCGCACTGAGAAGAACGATGAGGAGAACACCCTCGATATTCTCGAAGTGAAACTGTACGAGTACTCTTTCCTCGCTTGGGGTATGAACTCCGAAACACCCATCATTGGCGTGAAGGGTGAGGACGCTGCGGATCGTATTCTGTTGGACATGAAGCGCGTGGAGCGCGTCCTGAAGTCAGGCGAGTTCCACACGGATGACATTCCTGAGATGCTCACTCGCGTTCTTACGCAATGGCAGGAGGATTTGGAGACCATGAAGAAGAACGCTGAGGAGAAGTTACTCACGCTGAATGTCGCTGATGAGGTAGCCGTTCGTGCTGCCATCACCGAATTGCAATCACTCCTCCCTCCGGACGCGCCCTCGGGCACTCCGGAGACTGAGGACTCGATTGAGAGCAAGGCCGACTCGACGGATAATCACTCGGCAGCGCTCACTCGTTTCTTAGAGAAGGTAAGCGACTTGAATCAGCGGGAAGCCGCTGAAGCTACCGCGCTGCGAATGCTGCGCGAATTCCAAACTAAGTTGGGGTGCTAATCATGGCAGATATTGAAGGCGTCCTCCAGAAGCTCGGTGAGCAGTTCGAGCACAACCACAAGAGCCTTAAGGCGCTCGTGGTCGCTCAGGAAGCCGAACTGAAGAAGTACGGCGAAGCCACCACCGAAACCGCTTCCGCGCTCACGAAAGCGACGGAAGACATGCGCGCCATTCAGGATGAACTGAAGAGCGTGCAGTCCCGCGTTGAGAAGTTCGACGCTGAAGGCCAGCGGATGCTCGCTGGTGAACGCGAAGCCGCTGACGATGTCGGCAGCATGTTCATCAAGAGTGACGCGTACAAGGCGATGGTGGCTCGCGGCAGCGCGACCAGTGACCCGGTGGAAGTGAAGAGCTTCTACACGAAGTCGCTGACGAGCGCTGAAGCTAGCGCGGGCGTGCTCGTTGAAGAGTACCGTCGTCCCGGCATCGTCATTCCGCCCGACCGCATGCTTCGCATTCGCGACCTGATGACGGTGCAGCGCACCACCAGTAACGCCATCGAGTACGTCCGCGAAATCGGCTTCGCGAACGTGAAGACCGTTCTCACCGCGCAGACGCTCAGCGGCAGCGCTGTCCTGACGGTGAAGAACACTGAAGGCTTCATCGCTGGTCAGGTTGTTCTCGTGAACGGGACCATCTCCCGCACGATTGACAGCATCGACCATGACGCGCTGACCCTCACGCTCACTGAGACGCTCGGCACCACCACCGCCGCTGCCGCTACCGTCACGAGCCGCAACGCTCCCGACGGCGGCACGCTCGCGGCGACACCCGAAACGCTCATCAAGCCTGAGATGTACGTCGCGTACGACCTTCAGACGGAAGCTGTGAAGACGCTGGCGCACTGGATTCCTGCCTCGCGGCAGATCATGTCCGACGCGAGCGCTCTCGCTGGCCGCATTAACGACCGCCTGACGTTCGGCCTGAAGTTCTCCGAGGAGTACCACATCCTCTACGGTGACGGTTCCTCCCGTCAGCTTCAGGGCATCCTCACGGACGCTGCCCGCCAGACGTACTCGTGGTCCGCTGGCAGCGCGGATGACACGAAGGTTGATGCCATCCGTCGCGCCGCAACGAAGGCTGCGCTGGCGTACTACCCCGTCAACGGCGTGGTTCTCCACCCGAACGACTGGGAAGACATCGAACTGCTCAAGGGCAGCGACAAGCACTACATTTGGGTCAGCGTGCCTGACGGCGCTGGCGTCATGCGCGTTTGGGGAATTCCGGTGGTTGTCACGACCGCCATCAACGAAGGCGAATTCGCCCTGGGCGCTTGGGGAATGGGTGCTACCCTGTGGGACCGCGAGAACGCAACCGTTCGCATCGCGGAGCAGCATGAGGACTTCTTCATTCGCAACATGGTCGTTGTGCTCGGTGAAGAGCGCCTCGCGCAGACCGTGGAACGCCCCGAAGCGTTCGTTCACGGCTCCTTCGACGCTGCCCCCTCGTAAGCAACGTTGATTGACTGAACCGAAACCGATGGAGGGCGGCCTAACCAGCCGCCCTCAACTTGCTTATACTGCGTCATGCAGGAGAATGTGCTGTGGCGACCCCACCCCAACTGCCCTCACCCTCACCACTTCTGGAGCGCGCACGACGAACAAGCGACTGAGCATGAAGTCACCGACTTCCTCAGCGCTTTCGTTCGTTTGGTGAAACCCACCGTCGTCATTGAGACGGGCACGTACCACGGGCGCACCGCTACCGCCATCGCCGTGACACTCGCGAGAAATGGTGTGGGGCACATCACCACGTACGAGAACAATCCAGAACTATTTGATTTCACGCAACAGGGACTCCAATGGAACATTGACCGAGGCATCCTCACGTTCGTGAAGGATGAAATTCGCCCTGAGAACTTGCCTGAGCACATTGATTTAGCGTTCTTGGATAGCGGCATGGAAGTGCGGCAGCATGAGATGGACCTCGTGTGGCCTCTCATGCGCGCGGGCGGGTTCGTGATGGTGCATGATGCTGCGCCTGACCGTCCGCCGGGTCGCGTGCGCCCGGATGGGCCGTACGTGATGGTGGAGGTCGCTACGCCGCGCGGATTGAACTTGTTTCAGAAGCCTTGGGGGTAAAACGTGAGAACCGCGATTGTCGGTTACGGGCACGTGGGTAAAGCCATGCATGCTTTATTCCCAGCTTCTAGCGTGTACGACATCGTTACTGAAGCTTCGCATGAGAACTTCAGTGCCGTGAACGAAGCTGATGTAGCGTTCGTTTGCGTTCCCACTCCGCAACGTGAGGACGGTTCCGTTAACATCACGGCCGTTGAGACCGTTTGCGACTGGCTTGAAGCGACTGTCATTTGCATCAAATCAACGGTTCCCCCAGGAACGACGGATTACCTGAAGCGGAAGACGGGTAAGAGCATTGTGATGTCTCCCGAGTACTTCGGGGAGTCAACCTTCTGGTTACCTGAGGAGTTCACGCCTAAAGGTTGGCCGTTCGTGATTGCTGGTGGTGACCCGGATGATGCCGAGTACGTGCTTCGCGCGTTTCAACGCGTGCTGGGTCCAGCGAAAACGTACATGGCG